AGCCATCGGAATAATCTGCGAGGAATGAGGATAACCATTGACCACTGGGCGCAATTGCACTCTCACGGGAATGTCATCATCTTTACTCTTAAAGAGCAATCGAATCGCGGTCAACTGCACCCCATTCGTATATTGTACCTGATCCACTAAGAAGGTCTGAGCCACTGGGTCCCAATATCCAATGACAGCCTGGCCGACTACCTGAGATTCTGTTATTCTGGTTGAAACTGTTTGTTCATCTGACAATGAAGTTCGTGACAGATGCGGAGTCCGTGTCGAGAGAATGGTCTGTTCGCTGGTCTGGAGCAAGCCCTGGGCGAAATAGTGAGCATCACCGTTGGTTGATGAGGACGTAAGATCGCCGCTAGAGGTATCGGTCAATCTGAATATACGATCTCCTGTACGGAATCGCACATCATCGGTACTGGGAATCAGGAACGTCCCCGCCACATCACCCACAGGAGTCGTGACCATAGTACCAATCGAATATGTAGAAGTATTATCGGGCGTGGTTGTCCAGGTGCCCGTGGTCACTTGCTTCGTGGTCGTATTGTAGGCCGCAATCGTCTGATATTGCCCCAATCCTGTTCCTGAGGTAATATAGATGGTCTTGCCCACATATCCGCTAGTGGTATTCGAGAGCAACACAGTATTCTGTAAGGTCACAGTATTGGCCGAAGCTGCCCAGACTCTTCCTGAATAGTGATGGCTTCCGATGATCTTGGTATTAGCTCCGCTCGTGGTACCCACTAAGAACGTTGCATTGGTCGTTAGAATCGTGGAGTTTCCAATATTGCTATCATTGCTCCGAAGATTTACGATATGCACATTAGTTGTCAGGGCACCATTGCGAGAGAGAGCCACAATCGCATTAGCCCGAACTGTACTCGTGGCGGGTTCATAGATATTGACAATCTCACCATTCTGATACTTGTCAATATACTTCACGGTGGTATCATCGACCTCGATGATATTGGCTTTGTTTATATAGTTCTGAACAGCCTGACCATCGAAGAATCCATAGAGTGTAGTATTGGGTCTGAATGATTTTCCTACAAACAAGACTCCAGCAGTCCGAATGTAGGGCACAATCGAAACATCCACCACGCGATTGCCCAGTGATCGCGTGATTGCCTCCGTGGAGAAAATATTCTGAATTCCTGTTCGAGTCTGGCGTTGCGTAATATCAGTGATCGTGTTTTGAATAATATCGCCAAATTCTTGTGCGCCACCGTTACCAGGACCGAGCCATCCTCGATTGATAGGAACAATCGTTTCTTGTGAGACTATTGCGGTACCAGTCCATTGTGTTTGCCAGCCATTCCAGACAGTCCCGAACAAATCAGGAGCTGCTCGTCCCAGGGCCTGGCCCACCGCATTCCAGGCATCATTATCACCCTCAGCATTGACCAGCACATCAGGCACTTGATTCGTATCGACCCAGGTATCGGAAGAAGGATCAATTTGTACCTGTGCTAAGTACGAGACCACATTGAAAGGATTGATATTGATGGCCTGACTCGCCAGGGGCTGATCGATGAACGTGGATTCACTATAATCAATCGAGAGCAATTTACCTGTGCGCTTATAGTTCGTGGAGGAGTTCTCATTCAGGCTTAATGGGAATGAGGTAGACGTATAGGGAGGCCGCAATTCTTTTTGCTGCATATCAATCGAGCAATTGTAGTCTGATTTCGTGACATCCCCAATGCTATGACCTTTGAATGGATCAACCAAAATACCATTCTTGAATCGATTCAGCCCACTCGCATCATCCACGATCTCCTGATTCTTGGCATCTTGTTCCAGGAGACTCAGGGAGGTGTAGTATTCGAGATTAGAAATTCTCTTCTCCAGAATGCCCACATCACGCATCGTATACCGACGATTATCATGGTACTTGGTGGTAATATCTCTCGGTGAGAATGTATACGCAGGTAAGGACAGCGTATACAAGGTCATAGAATTTTCTTTATCTGCTGGCGGTGTGGGTGTTAGGGAAGAGACTCCACTCACCACTTCAAAGGTACGATCCTTAGTCAGAATCACCTTATCGATTCGAGGGAGATAGTAGCTGAAATCAGTTTCAAAATTAGTTCCAGAAATACCCAAAATTGTTTCATCGAACAACCCCGCGGCATCACCATTTTTCCTTCGGGCACGGAAGTCAATCACATCCCGCAATGGGTAAATCCGCGCGGTCTGTGTGGAGGTATAATTTGGAATATCTTCGTAGGCCGTATTCCCATCGATATAGGAATCCACGGTGAGATAGCCAGATCCTGTATGTTCATAGTAGTTCAGGAACACCACAGTATTACCACTGGGACCACGATAGCCAGGTCGAAGCACAATCGTGGCATGGTCATACGTATTATCTTTTTGACCATTCGTGAGTGTATAGTAATCGGTTAGATTGCTCGCATAAGCTAGATTTGCGGTGGAGGCAACGTTCGCACCACAATCATAGACTCCCGCCAGAGAAATCACATCAGCCGTATAGACCGACTGAGCAAAGTTCTGTGTTTGCAGACCACTGATCGCAGTATTATTAAACACCACATGGGCACCCAGACTTGAACCCGTGCCGCCCTGCTTATACCAAGTAATGCCTGTTGAGACGACGGTGGCTGTTCCTGTATCGACATTCGCAGTATTGGCTAGTTTGTTTTGTTTGGATTTCCGAATACTGCCCAGGGAATGAGCATACGGCAAATGTACCTTGACATAAACATCAGCAGTTTGTGTTCCACCATTAGGCACAGTGATCGTATAGGATGAGGTATTGCCTGCGGTTGTGACAGCAGCAGTGTTTGATCCACTGAAGAAATTGATGACCTGATTATTGGCCAGGGTACCAGCACTGGTTGTCACCACCAGAATGTTTTCCATGGCCACTGAACCCGAGAGCGGTGAACCATTGACCGCTGAAGTGATACCTGAGGCTGTGGTAAAGGAAATCACATTGGACGCAAACTGGAGCGAGTATTTCTTATGACCATAGTATTCTGAATTCGTGATCGGAGTACCACCCACTACAGAGGCATCACCAATCGCAAAGTTAGGTAGTGAAATAATCGAGCGATTGAAATCAGTATCGGTGATGAATGCGCCCTGATACGTATCCACAGCACTGGCATATTTGCTCGAAGTATCAATATCCATTCGAGTGGTGATCGTATTGCTAGAACCATAGACAAACGATTCGGCATCCGCAAATTCATAATCCAGGGAGAAGATCGTGGCCGTGGTGGGTGTACCGAATGAAAATGCCTGTGTCACCGTGGCGGTCTTAGTGGCACCCGCGTAATCGCTGATAGTGGCTAATTCGTTGTATGTAGTACCTGCATGAGTCACAATACGTAGAACCATGCCATTATAAGCATCATCTAGTGTTGAGGCATCAGTATCCAAAACAATCGTGGTCGATGAACCAGAGCCTGAGCAGTTGGCACTCCGACTGGTTAAGTTAGCATCAAAGGTAAATGCTTTCCAGATACCTGTATTAGTAGAGGACGCATTCGCCCCACTATCATAATCCAGCGAACGAATCCGAATTGTGCCGATATTCGTGGCTGTGGCGGTCGTGGAAGTCAGGGTATTGATGCTTGCACTATTGACGCAATGGATTGTCAGGGGCGCGAGTGTATCATAGGCAATCGGGCCATACAGCTTGGTCACATACACATAGTTCTGATAATCGACCGTCAGGGGATAATTATAGACATTCGCCACATCCCGCGCCCGTTCATTAGCAATCGTGGTGGGGGAAATGGTCTCGAATTCATACCCCAGAATATAGGCTTTCCCTGTCTCCAGGATAATGTTATGAGCATTGCTATATGTAGAATGATCCTGCAAGGAAATCTGAAATGGACGCACGGTATAGCTACCCGATTCATCAAATGTCCGACGAGCCAGGGTATGCTCAAGTTCAGACAATTGCGGGTAGACAATCTTCTTAATCAGATCGCCGCTATCCGTCCGCATCAATTCAATGAACGCCGTGTCATCGGTACTCGTCAGAGATCGTTTGGCGAGTGTGAGAGTGAGTTGATATCGTGTCGCACCTGGGGCCTGATAGTTTGAGGCATCCAGGGCTGGATCGAGTAGTGAGGAATCGTTGTTCTCATTGATAATCGTCTCAGCGATTTCCAGACCTACACGATACGAGGGAATCGTGCTATGCTTTTCCAGAATAATAGTCTGAGCCGCGATATGAGCAAACAATCCACGAACAAAAAAGACCCCCTCACCAATCGAGCAGGTTGAACCCTCACCCACGGCATTGCTAGATACCGCGGTAGCTAAGAGCGAACCATCCTCAGTTTGAATTTCATCGTTGGCCACAAATCGCTGATCGACCGCCGAGACATACTTCAACATCAGGGTGGGATTAGCGGTAAAACCATCGCCATTCTCTGCGGCAATGACATACGCCCGAACACCACGACCACCGCTATCAATTACAAATTGACCGATGAAATCTTCGGCATCAATCGTCTCGCTATTGATATTCGTGGTTTTGACGATAACATAGTAAACTTCCTTGACCTCAATGACCGTCTGGCCACCATAGACCACTGAGCCTTCTTTGAAGATATGCTTCCCGAATCGTTCAAGCTGCCTCTGAAGACCCGTTTGAATCTGAGTCAGTTCACGAGATTGCACCGCATACTCAGGACGAAAGAGCAAGCGGTAGTAATCTTTATTCTCATCGTAGTCATCAAAATAGGGCGATTGCGAAAAATCTAGTGCCATAGTGTCCTCTAAAACGATAAGACGAGTTTAATGTTTTCTGCCTGCCCCTCGGCTCGCATAATTGTGGCTCGATTTTCTACATAGAGAAGATTGCCGCTGCGTGGGTGAAGATCAGGAGTAATCGTATCGACCACGGTTCGCTGAATCGCTGAGGTATTACCTTTCAAGATCGTTCCAATCTGAATGGTGCCTGATTGTTCGCAAACCGCCGCTTGATTCAGAAGATTATCCACGACTACGGCTTGGTACGTGGCATTGGCTAAATCAGTTCCCTGATAGACCACTTCATCTTTGGTATAATCAGTTCCAGTGGTCAAGATAATAGAAGTAGACTGAGTAATCGCGGAGTTTGCATTCGCCGAATCCACTTCTGTACTCTCATTATATTTATGCGGGGCTGTAATCAGAGCAATCTGGCGAAAATCATTATTAGCACTGACTTTACCATCTTCACTGGAGTCAGGTGAGCCAATCTTGATTGAGATCATCACGGTATTCGAGGACAGTTCTCTCGCGGGATTAAACGCATGTCCGCTCGGCGGTGACAGCACTGGGCGCACATTAGCTCCTGTTCCAATTCCTGTAATAACTACTGAGCAGTTCTGATACGTATAATTTTTGCCATGATTCGTCATGATCCCACTGGTCAAGACATTTCCCGTGAGATTTGCATTCGCGGTGGCTGCCGTACCATTCCCCACAATTGTAATCGTGGTATTGGTATTACTATAACCCGTTCCACCTGAGACCACGACCAATCGACTCACCGCACCACTGACTACATTGTTTGAGGAGCCGTAATAATTGATCGTCTGGCTCTCAGGCACAGGAATCCAGCTTGTAGTAATAAATTTGCTGGTGGGGGTGATCGCATACATATATTTCCAGACATATCCATCAGCCGTGGTGATGAACCCATTGTTCAGAATATAGTCGCCCGTGGGTTCAACCGTGGAGAGCGCATTATTGGCATTATCTAGACACCGATAGACGGCTCCTGCGGTGGTGTATACGTATTCCCCATTTGCGGCTAAGTACGGGGCCTCGGCTCGATCATCATAGGATGGGTAGACAGTATTTGCGGTCCAGTTATTTCTCCGAATCACCAGGGCCACATCGTTACCCACGACTCGTTTACCCCCGAACATATTATTCCAGACTGAGTAGGAGGTAATCAGGGTATTCGCCAGAGAAGGCGGAGAATCATTAGCATCCCAGAGTGAGGTGCGCCCAATTGTCAGATAGCCCACCGTGGCATCAGTTTCAGAGAATCCATCTGAGAATTGTTTGGCGTTATGATAGCCCAGTTGTCGATTTGTCAGTGTGGTCATTAGAGTGTTTTCCGAACAATTAAGGTCTCGCCACTTGTGTTGAGCGTGGCTGTATTTGCAACCCTCAGACTAGTATTATTTATAATAGTTGCTACAACCAGAACCATAGTATTGATCGTAATAGTCGAACCAATCGTCAGGGTATTGGCTGCATTGGCCACATTGAATGTAGTTCCAGTACCCACAACTAGATTCGAGGCATTGGTTGTTTCTACTGTGCCATCTAGCGTAATTTCACCTATGTAACTATCGGTGCTGAACAATTCATTTGCAGTTCCAATGTCTCCCTCAATCGCATATTCCCCGAACATCCGCATACCCGAGGGATGGATGAGGTCTAATAGCGTCTGCCGATATCGTGAGAATTCAACCTGAGACTGAATTACATACGAGAAATTCTGGTAATAGTTTCGTCCCTGCAATCGTTGGACTGAACTCAGCAAACTATCCGTGGTAATGAATTTACCAGGATACGTAAAGTTTGAATTCATCAGGTGAGCAATCGCAGTGGCTAATCCATCACCTGTTCCTGTCAGATCGACCAGGGGTGTATTCTGATACCCAGACCCAGGATTTGTGACAGCAATACTTTCAATCGCACCTGGGGCATGAGCGGCAAAGGCATAGAGATTTTCCCCATCACCCAGAATCGTATCCACAATCACATTGGCTCCAGTGGCAAGGGCATTCGCTGAGGTAATGGTGATCGCGGGAAGCGTATTCATGGTATAGCCCAGGCCACCGATGACATAATGACCCCAGACTCCGATTCGACGACCCGTGGAGGTTCTGTGCCAGGCTGCATTTACCGTGCAGTGGGTGGCATTCGTGATACTATTTACATAGCGGTATTCACTATTCACCTCAATGCGTTCACCCACTCGGAGATCAGTAACAAACGCTGTTCCTGTTCCGATAACTGAGATACCACTGAGTGAGGTATTAACCGTACCTGCAATGCGAGAGGGGAAGAATTCGACATGCTTAATACCATTGTTGGAGGAATGCACTTCCGTGACTTCCCCTGCTGCACCATAACCAAACCCGAAATAACCTGTATTTGCTAGAGGGGGAGCAAAGTTTAATTCATCACCCACGCGATAGCCCTCGCCGCCCGCATGAACATTCATTCGACCCAGGACACCCAGATTTTCAAGAAGAATAGCACCATTGGCGGTGGTATTGGCCGCAGTGTTGGACGTAAATGTCCATAACGGACCTTCGGCATCTAATGTCGGAGGTGTGGCGAATTCAAAGGTACTCGAAAGAATTTGTACACTATTGATCGGTCCCAATCCAGCCAATGCTCCAGGGGTCAGGGCATCCACTAATCGGGTATCGACATTCTCCGTGAAAGAACCAGGGAATCCATAGTTGCTGGTGTTGACCACGACGTTGGCATAGAGACTAATCACATCAGTATTCAGGTAGATCGTATTGGGGTGATAGAATTCATCCTTGTTGACTGTATCAATCGACATCGCTAACCCTGTATTCGGGGTTGAGATAATCACCACCGCATCACCAGATCGGAATCCCGCGCCACCATTCAGAATGATGATATTCGTAATGACCGCCTCATAGACCGAATCGATAATCGCGGAGGCAGCAATACTCGGTGAACCACCTGTGATGATAACGGGATCGCCGACGTTATATGAGGACCCACCATCCACGACCTCAATGTATTCGAGGATTGAGAATAGATCAAACTCCAGGGCAACGGCATCACCCTCACTATTAGTTGTGTTGGCTGAAACGGTCTCGCCCTGACGAAAGGTACCTGAGAGCGAGGAAATGAATACTTCTAGACTCTGGGCATTGCTCACGGTAATCAGACTAGATTGTTCAGAGATCGCGGAGGCATTGCTCTGTTGACCCGTGAACTGAATCATCAGGCTATTATCATTAAACTGAGACACAATCTCCCCGCTGCTATAGGCAAACTTGACCTCGACATTGCTACCGGGGGGTGTATTGAAGGTCACATGCGGATAGTTAGGGGAATACGTATACGCACTGGTACTCTGGAGAACATCATCCAGATAGACCGCAAACTCATCGCTGTCAGTAATGACCTCGAATAAGGGGAATTGTGTTGCTGAACCATCACCCGTTTCAATTGAGAAGAACGTGGGCTCGAATCTCAGGGATTGCCGACGCACCCACCTACCATCTGAGGCTCGAAGCACAAAATGCTTGGGGTAAAAGAGATCAATCTCCTGGCCATAGAGGGCTCGAAAGAGAAATCGAAAGGCTTGCTCTGATCCCTTGGTTCGAAAGAATTGTTTCCCATGCTGAAGGAGAAACATCTTATCCGTAAAAGTCTCTTTAGGAAAGAGCGGTAGGAACTGTTTGCTGAAATAGTCCTCAAACTCGGTCAGGGTGCGATCCACATCCTGATAGTTTCGGAGATGCTTTCCAAAGTCCGTGGCTTTCCCTGACTGTTCTAGGTATTCATAGTAGGCTTCAATAAACGCCACGAATGTATCGTAATTCTGCTGAATAAATTCAGGTAGCTGCTGGCGAACCAGTGTTGAAAGAATACCGCGGCTAGTCATGATGCCTCATTACAGAGAACCCATCGGAGTCCCAGTGATGGTCAGGGCACTCACATCGGTTGCATCAAGCGTGATAATCTGATTTCTCTGGGCCTGTAGAATATCCTCATCAGCCTCAATTGATAACCGAATCTGCCCATCGGTCGTTTCCAATGAGATCGGCTTGAAGTTCGTCAGAGCAATCGTTCCATTGATATGATCGATAGTCCCAGCATTGGTATTAATCAGAACTTTTTGGGCCAGGTCATTGTAGTAGAATGTCCGAAGTGTTCCGAATCGTGCTGAAATGACCGCGGTAGCTGATGCGCCCTGACCACTGCCCCCACCACTGAATAGCACAATCGCGCGGGTGTAATCTTCACCTCGATCATCCAGGGTAATGCTCTGTACTTTGCCATTCACAATCGTGGCGATAGCATTGGCTCCGCTACCATCGCCCGTGATCGTGACCGTGGGTGCTTCGCTATAGCTGAACCCTGGGTTATCGATCAGAATATCATCAACACCAGTGAAGGAATTCGGGGCCTCATCGATATACGCCAACCGCAGGACATTCAGAGTATCATAGATATAGAATCCCGTAGAAGTCAGGATATCATTGACTCCACCACGATGCAATGAGAATCCGAAATCGATATTATAGTTTCGTGTTTCTTCCAGTGTGGGGGTGAAACGTTTCTGGAGTGTCACGGTCACATGGCTGCCTGTGATTGAGCTGTTGGTATCATCGATATTACGTTCCAGACGAGAGGGAATCATCATGCCGCCAAACTTGTTAAACTCGGTACTCATGTAATTTAAAATCTCAGTCCGAACTAGAGCAACCATCTGTGCATTCGTGAGTGTGGTCGCCCGTTCCACATAATGAAAATTGGCCTTCAGGAGTACAAACAAATAGTCTGGATCAATGAACTGTGGTGTAATCGAGACAATCGTATAGGGTGTGACCAGATCATCCAGAATCCGCTGCTTCTCGGTCTCATTGATAAACGAGCCTGCGGTCAGAAGATACGACAAGAACACTTTGCCATAGACGGGAGGTTTGTTTTCTTCCCCACCCCAGACCGCCAGGCTCTGAATTGCAGGATACTTAGTCAATAGGAGCGTTTCATAGTCGCTCGCCGTGACCATTCGATTCTGTGCGGTATAGGCTAATGGGGCTCGGTAGCGAATGGAGGCCAAACTTTGCCGTTCTGCTCCCCCCGCTGCGGCAGAGACAGTCTCAATACTCACATTCGAGAATCCACCAATACTGCCTGTGCTGAAGGTATTGGCATAGTTGGCCGCATCACCATCCACGATTAAGTAGTTAATCAGAATCACATTGCCATTCGAGAGAGCTTTCCCCACCACGCCATCGCCAAACCGAATCTTATACTGTTCATCAATCCCAGTGGTCAGGAAGTAGACCTTGGAATCACTGTTCACCTCAGTAATATCATCGGCTCGGGTATAGACCGCCGAGGACGTATTGACCTGCGAGACCTGCACTTCCACCAGCAAGGTATCAGTATCGGCCTTCTCGTTCAGAATATCAAACTCTGCCGAGGGATTGCTAGTGGCATTGTACAAGGTCGTGGTCGTTTGTGTCTCACCCTGCTGAATCGTGACATTAGAAAACAGAAAGACCCCATTCTCTTTTTGAATCGTGTGGGCCTCAGTGTTGGTGAAAGAATAGGTGACGCCATCAATGGCCTTGGCCTGGAAGACTTGGTAGCGATCCAAGAGTAAACTCGTCTGAGTATTGCCGCCAGGTGGCGTCACCGTAATATTAACAACGGCAGTCGCACCTTGTTCAGAGACTGGTACATAATTCAATTTCTTGGCATGGGAGAACACGGAATCTCGAACAATCGCCGTGTCAAGAAACATCTCGTTGGCTAACATATTTAAGTAATAAGCATTATAGTGGGTATTGTACGCCAGCAGATCAAGCAGAACAGCCAGGCCCGATCCCTCGAAATTGTAGTCTCGAAACGTGTTCTGACTCTGAAGAAAGGTTTTCAGGTTTTGTTTGATTTCCTCAAAGTCCAGTTCCGTGATGCGTAATGGCGTACTCATAAGACTCCTATCGAATCCGTTCTAGTAAAAAGGTGACAGTGAAGGGCATGGGAAAAATATCAACAAAGAAATCTAGAAACACTGAATACGCATTTTCATCCTCCTGCGCGGTCACGCGAATCTCGTTGACTGTGGCACGAGGTTCAAAGTTCTCAATGGTCTCCTGGATGAATCGTCTGATTGATTCTTCCGTCTCATGTGTAGCATTCTCGAACAGAAGTTGTCGAATATTACACCCTAGTTCTGGATGAAAGGGCCGCTCATAGTGATTCGTCATGACCAGATTATAGACTGATCGAACCACAGCCTGAGCATTCTGCAAGACCGTGACATCACCCTTGATCGGATGAGCCAGAAAGTTGAGATCGAGGTCTTGGTAGACAAGTTCAGCCATGATAGTATTTAGTTAATCACTGTCAGGAATTTCCAGGCCGCTAAAGTTAATGGGCGCCTGCAGTTTTTTCAAGAAATCTGGCATTCCTGTTCGATTCATAATGAACTGGGCACAAGGGTCCTCCATGATAGCCGAGAAAACTGTCCCCAGGGCAGCATTCTTTAATTGTTCTACCGCAGTAGTAAAAAAGTTGCTATCCTTGGTGAGAATGGCTGACAGGAAATTCTTGGCATTCGACAGGGCATCATTGACTTCGGCAATCGTGGCCACACCTGCGGCAATACGTCCAATGACATTCCCAATCGCCCCTGTTTTTTCTCCCACATCTTCCTGTGAGAACAATCCCGTCGCGGCCCCAACAATATTCAGACACCCACTGGCTCCATCGAGCATATTGGCCATATTGTTCATACTGTTCCCAATCGAAACAATTTCCTCTAGACCTGGCGCATTGATACCCTGGCCTTTCAGCACACCTGAGAGACGGTCAGTATGCATCTTGAATGCTGAGATCCCAGCTTGAAGATCAGATATACTGGTTCCCGCTAAGAACGTGGTGGCGTCGTCCGCGCTAATTGAGGGAATGGTAAAATCACCTGTAGAAATACTAGTCAGCAGCGTTTGCATTTCCTCAACTTTAGTTGTCATTCCACCCATGACCGTATCCATTGGGTTCTGAAACAAATCAGCACGAGACTTGTCAATCAGTTCCCCAATAACACCCTTAGCTCGATCACTCAGACCCTGGGGCACAGTGGGAACAATATTCTCCAATTCACTTGATAATCCTGTCGGTAAATCGCTCGAACTAACAATTCCAAATGCCATCGTTATGCCTCACTTATACTGGTTGGTGAACCTTCTAAAATCGTGGATCCGCAATCAATAGGATCACCAATTCGTGCTGCGGCCATGCCATTGATAAACGTTGTACCTGATCCACCAATTACTGTTCCATCATGAGAGGTCACGCACGTATGAGTATCTAATCGATCACCCACACGACAGACTGCAATACCATTCACAAAGCACGTGCCTGATGAAGTAATCAATGGACGTGGTGGAAAACAACCATGCCCTGAACATTTATCGCCCAATCGTGCTAATGGTGGCATTAGATCACATCCGCTTGAAAGGTGATGACCTCAGTTTTCTTCTTGGCTTTCTCAAACAATTTGGCACGATCTTCTAATCCAATTTTTCCTCCGTTGACATATTTTGTGACATTCGTAATATCACTATAGCTGCCCTTATATCCACCCGCTTGACCGCGAAGGAAATACCAGACCGCAATATCGGCTGCGGTTTTTGGTTCTTTAGCTGCATCGGGAGACGTAACAAAATTTTGATTGAAGGCAGTACTGGCTTTAAGATAATTGGCCTTGCCTGTCAACTGAATGAACCCACGACCACGATACGTATATCCCTCACCTGAGCTTTCATCACCGTTACCCATTCGTGACCCATACGCACGAGACGCAAATTTATTAGGTTTCCCTACGTAGTCATTGACATTAGATTCACTGAAATACTTCGGGAAGATTCTGAGCATGGTCTGACGACTATAATTAAGATTCTCTTCCAGCTTCTTAAATTCTCCTGACTCATGGGCTGTCTGTGCCCAGATCATCGCTCGCTGTGTTGGGTCTACAAGTCGCGCACGGTTCATCGCCCGTACCATTACATCGCCGCCCAGAGTGCTTGTCAACACAGGCACGGTGTTTGAGGCAGTATTAGCCGCAGGAGGTGGTGGAATATCCTGCGGAGTTTCAACGGGATCTGTATACTGCTCAACTGGATGCTCCTCATCCACTTTTGTTCCTGGACGTTGTGACAATTCCTGATTGCCTTCCTCTGACATATCAGGCGCATCAGGTAATGGCTCAGGTGTAAAGACATCAGTTTGAATGGCTTCTTGCTTGATCGGATCGCCGAGTTCACCAAGCAGCAAATTACCAATTGGGGCTCCTGTTCCTGGGTGAATCTGTTCTGTTCCACCCTCAAGGGTCAAGACTCTACCCGAAAAGATCGTGGCATTCCCGCCGCATTCAAAAATACCCTCGGTTCCAGCTTGAATTTTACAGGCCGTGCCGCTCTGTACATTGATATCCCCGCCCACTTTCAGATTGAAATTCTTCTCGACCTCTACATTGAAATTGCCGCCTGTCTTGAGATTGACATCACCCTTTACGGTCAGATTGCATTTCCCATTGACATAGATATTGTTATCTGATAGCACCACCTGGAAATTGTCATTATGGATTTTTGTGACCAATGTACCTGTGGGCGCGATCTCAAAGCAGGTGCCTGAGCGATGGTAGATATGAACTCGCTCGGCCCCAGGCGTATCGTCTAATTCAATGAAATGGCCCGATTCAGTCTCGATCACCCGATTATAGGGATATGAGGCATTGTAGGTAGTATCAGGTTCAGTGAACGAACCGCCACCCGCAACAGGCACACTTCTGAATACCAGGTCTTTTTTCGTTTGAATCACGGTTTCATCAATCGATTCATTTCTGGCCAGACGACTCACCGTGGGTTCATTAAGATATATGGGATTACGTGAGGCCGCAGAATTCTCAGTGATTTTAATTGCGCCCTCACTGCCTGTAAATTCCAGCGATTTGGGTGGTCTGGGCGCACTACTGAGTTCACTGGTTCTGGGATCGCCAAATCCCTTATTAGTAGGAATAGCTAGATCGGGAATACCAGGGAGCAGACCCAGAATGACAGGCAATTGGGCATCTGAACCATCTAAGAAGAATCCCACTACATAATCGCCCTCTCGAAGAATCAGGCGAGACGTATCTGTGATTGGTAACATCACCTGCGCCCAGGGCAAATCAGCCGTGGGAATCAGGGTCTTGTCATCCGTATGCGCTCCTGCAATACGAACCTGACAGCGACCCACTTTAAGCGGGTCCTGACGATTCTCAACCACCCCAACCCAGAATTGTCGATACGCCAGTTCCATTATTTCTTTAGATTCTCCATTAAGTTATTGTCCTGTTTTGCAGCAGGGAATCCCTTCTCCTGCGAGTCTTTCATGATTTCCAGAAATGAGATATGGCCTGACCGTGCGAAGGAATGTCGAACTGCTGAGACCATGTATTTTCCGCTATACAATTCATCTAACTTTCGGCCTGCCTTTTCTTGCAATTCTAGTGATGGAAAGTTAAGATCAATTACTTTGCCTGCCGTAATATCAGTGCTGCCAGGGACAGAAATCTTGAATCGTTGCTGGTGATACGCGGCCAGGGTCATTTGTCGTTGTATCAGCCAATCTTCAACATGATTGGGATATTGTGTGGCCAGGGCTCGGTAACTCAGTTTGTTCCATCCATCAGTGGTTGGGTATAGTTCGATCTGAGAATAGACTTCCTCGGTCTCCATCTTTTTGAACCGATTCGTCATATCCGAGAATGAGGACTTTGGATTAAGATGCTTGGTACGATTAAAGAGCGATACCCCACCCACTGGATGATTCTGAATTCTCTGGCGCAGTGCATCGACGGTCACGAGGGTTCCTGCGTACATACCCCGATTCAGATTTTGCAAAATATTCATACCCGTTTTCATCTCATACTCATAGATATTTTTCTGCGACTCATTCAATTCGTTTGGTGCATCTTGCGGCGAGAGCGTGAGATTTCTGGAGCTCACAGTGACCGTCATGATTGCGGGCTTCTGACTCAGGGCTTCGAACGAGGTAAACTTATATCCTTCTTTATCCTCAAAAAAGAAAAATGAGGCCCCAGGATATTGTGAGGATGTAGCCCTGGCCGCGAGCCAGTTAATTGCATAAAATGGTTTCCAATTGGGAATCACAATAGTATGTAAGGACTCAGTAGTTTCAGTTAGTTTAAGATGCTCGGGCGCGATCTTTAGTTCATCCTTGGCGATTACGCTGACCATATCACTAATTGTCTTGCCACTGAATGACCGCGAGACTCTACGTTGTTCATTTAGCAGCATTTCCTCTGAGGTAAAATGTAGAATATACTGCTCGTTCTGCATATTGGTACGTTCACGATTGGCAATCTTATAGACACGAAATATTTTAGTATAATTATCTATAGCCCCAGGTTTTTCAAACGACACTTCAAGATACTCATGCCCAATGATGGGAAGACGGTTAATGAAGTTTTGGGAATCGATGACCAAGATATTGCCCACGGTATTATTACTGAACACATCCTCATAAATGTTCAGTTCTGTCATGATATCAGTTAAAATGACTGAGGCCCCTGTACTGCTAAAGAGAATCAGGGACTTTAGCTTAAAATCAGAGGCAACATCAATCTTATTCTTATCGGATGCCATTATTAGAGTGACAGTCGTTCGAGTTCTTGTTTGACGATTGAGGTGTAATCGGGCTTCAGTAATTTAATGTTTCGTCGGTTCTCATTCAGGATTGTTTCGTAGTCATACACTGTGACTGAATTTCGACTAGTGGTAACTGAGGCGGTAGAACCATCCGAGAAGGTAAAGACTTCGGCAATTGGTACGACCAGTGTATCGTATTCCGTCTCATCGATCCAATACGTAAAAGATGAATAGTAGCCCTCACTGGTTGTCTTCTCAACAATCTTTTCATAATGGTGAATCGTGGTCTGGGCTGTCTCTAGCGATCCATATTCTTCAATGATATATGCCTGAAAACTGATGTAGGTCATGGGCCAATCCATCAGGGGATCGATGATATTATTAAAGAGCGTCACGATCCAATAATCATGAGGACTACCATAGAGTTTATGAGCAATAATCTCAGGTGAATCACTTTCTTTGACCTGATAGGGATAGAACAAATGAGCATCGGAGATTAGGCCCTCTCGAAAGGCCACTCGTGCTAATACATTCGTCAGAACCTGATTGGGAATGGTATTCGCCTCAAGCGTATAGGTCATTCCCTTGAAGTTATTGAAATACGTAGAAGCCATTAGAATCCTTTCGCCACCATTTCTTTCGTGATGAATTCAGTTTCTTTGAATCCTAATGTCATCCGAATGTTCGTGGGCATTCCATCGCTGAACGTTGCAAATTGACCAGAAGCTCCGTAATCTATCGAGATATTTTCTAAGACGCATCGAGAAATTTTACCCAATTGCCAAAGATTTTCCCCATCACCTTTTTTTAGTTCGATTTCAAATTCAGATGGGGGAATGAAATATCGGCCCAGGTCTGCACCACCAGAAAAGGCTTC